TAAGAACTTAATTAAGAATATGGAAAAAGGTTTGCAGCCCAAGTTAGAAAAGACTAACGCAAAGGAAATTGCAATTCAAACACCTGCCTACACAGACTCAGAAGCAGTAGGCTCTTATAGACTCTACACTGCTGGATCTCCTGAAGCTGGCCGTGGTACAACCCCCACAATCTTACATGCATCAGAAGTTGCATTTTGGCAACATGATGCTAAGATTCTTGCGGGATTGTTTCAAGGTATTTCCCAGGCCGATGGTACAGAAGTAATTATTGAGTCCACAGCTAATGGTGCTTCCGGAGAATTCTATCGGTTGTATCAGGCGGCAGCGGCAGGAGAATCTGATTACATCGCTATTTTTATTCCGTGGTTTAAAACTGCAGAATATCAAAGAGAAGTACCGGATGAGTTTGAATTATCTTTTGAAGAAAAAGACTACAAAGAAAAGTATGGTTTAACAGACGAACAAGTTTACTGGAGACGACTTAAGATTGTTGAAGGTGGAGTAGATAAGTTTAGACAAGAGTACCCTGCTAACGCAGAGGAAGCTTTCCTTGTATCTGGTTCTTCTGTGTTTGATCCAGAGAAAATTAATTCTTTTCTACCAGTACAACCTATGGCTCTCCGTATCTACAATCAGGAGCTAGGTTCTTTTGACGACAGCCCAAGAGGTAACCTTGAAATCTGGATACCTCCAGACTGGAAAGATAATTATATTATAGGTGCAGACGTAGCACTGGGTGTTAAACAAGACTATAGTACAGCAGTAGTCTTAAATACTCACGACATATTTGTGCTATGTATCGAGATAATACAGTGGATCCTACTCTTTATGGTGAACACTTATTTTATCTAGGTAGGTATTACAATAACTCTTTGTTGGCAGTAGAGTCCAACAGTATGGGTGTTGCTACTCTGCAAAGACTTAAACAAATGAACTACGTTAACATGTACTATGAAACTAAAGCAGCCAGGTTAAGTTCTGAAGAAGGTCAAACACCAGGATTTAGAATGACACATGGGAGTAAGCCTCGAGTTATTGGACAGTTAAAAAATGCGGTCGAAGAAGAGGACATTTGGATTCCCTCTAAAACTATTTTATCTGAAATGAAAACTTATATTTCAACAGCTTCAGGTAAGACAGAAGCAATACAAGGGCGTAATGACGACACAGTTATGGCCTTAGCAATTGCTTGGGAAGCTTATCGTACAAACATTGATAAGTTGTCCAACAATAAAGTTGATTGGAGACAAAAAAACTTTGTTAACCGCAATAATGAGGAATGGATTTAATGCCTAAGACAAGTAAACAAATAGAAGAATTAAGGCAGAGGATGATGAAAGATCCCCGCCAAGCTAACTTTGCTAAACATATGATTAATCCAGATACTCCCGAGGGTCAAGAAAAAATTAAAAACTTTCAGGCTGCAGGAGTTAAGGCTTCAGCAGAAGCACGAAGGTTAAGAAAAGAAAGAGATATCAGAATTAAAGAAAAAGCCGCTGAGATGGCTGAGACTTTGGAAGCAATTAATTCAGTAGCCCAAGATCCTTTGGATGTAATGAAGTTGCTTATGCATGAAGCAATGGAAGATGGCGACAGGGAAGAGGCTTTTAAAATTGCGAAAGAACTTGGCGAATATAAAGCTCCCAAGAAAACACGAGTTGAATCTATTACAACAGAAAAATCTAGTGCAGATCTCAGTGTAGAAGAGCTTGAAGAGCTGGCACAACTTAAAAAAGATTTAGGAGGGTAACTATGTCTATATACAGACCATCAAAAGGTGTTAAACAAAAAAATGGTAAAGTATGGGATCCCACTCTTAAGTCTAAAAATTCGGCTACCACAGCAAGGGCTAACGAAGCCCCTGTAAAGGAGCCTGAACTTGTCCGTGCTCACCGCGAAGAATGGCGGAAAGAAGGGAAAGACGGACTACACAGCTGAACCTCATGCTGTTCTTAAGGTCCCGGGGTACCTTTGGTTCATAAACCCCGAACAAAATTTTATACCCATGTGGGTTTGATTGATAGGAGGCCTATATGGGCGATTATATGACAGGTTATCGAGAGAATGTAACTGACGAGCAGCTGATAAGTTTGGTTTCTACAGGAGTAGCTAATTCGGTTGGTGACTTTTTAAACTCTTCTGAACTATCAAATGATAGACTACAGTCTACTTATGAATACGCAGGACTTCCTGCTGGCCACCTAAGCCCTAATGGTGTGTCTAAAATTGTATCTTCAGATACTACAGAAACTATTGAGGCGTATCTTGCAATTATTTCAGAACTTATGTTTAACAATAACAGGCTGGCAAAATTTAAATCTTGGTCAGCCTCACCATCCGCTATCGCTGCAGCTAACGATGCTTCTGACCTGGTAAATTACACTATCTTTAAGAAAAATAACGGGTGGGAATTACTCAATACGTG